AACCTTGCTTACCTGGAGTGGTAACTCCAAGTTTGCCCTTGCGGTAGACAATACTCACCGCTGCAGGTTCTGGGATTTCCAGATCTGAAGCCGCAAGCAATCCTCGTTCGGCCAGACAAGCGCGTGCAAGCAGCGCGCTCATCGGGTCGATAGAGCTCGAAATTAAAGGAGAATGAATCCCCGTTAAATAAATCGAGTAGCAAGGCAAGACGTGGTCACCTGGTGAGACGCTAAAGTCACGTCTCTTCTTCCAAGTGTACGTCTCGAAAGTCCGCCCACAGTATCCGTGCGTGGCACGGTGAGCGTTTATCTGCAGAGGCGGGTCCTCAGTGATGAGGTGCCCGTCTCCGAATCCATCTGGGCCCCACAAGATCATCGTGGGGTCAAGGTAGTTCCGGATTTTATCGCAGATCTCAGTGTCGTAGTTGCGCGCAAAGAAGTTGTAACAACTAAACGCGCTTTCCCCACTGAGCCTATCACGTAAGTAATAGGGGCGTATATTGATTCCCGAACAGTAATCTGCGCCGCAAGACTCACGAAATGGTCCGTCAGCGAACGACTTCTTGGAGTTAACCAGGAAGCCGACAGCATTGAGAAGATCCGTGAGTGCTTGGAAGCGGTGCGCGGGGACGATAATATCATCGCCATAAACGGAGATACTTTGTTTCTCCTCACGAGTGCAAACCGACTGGGCTAACGCCCAGAAGATTAGTGTCTCGAGAGGAAAAGTAAATCCGTTTCCCATAGTCGAAAACTTTTCCAGTACGAACGACTGACTGCCGTATTCCATATTCCCGGTGCGAAACCGGGACAAGAACAGGTACCAGTCTAAAGGAAGGAGGTGTTCGACCAATCCGATCGAAATGCAATCGGACGCGCTACTGAGGTCGAGAGTTGCTAGCTCTCCGTCGATGCTCCCGGATCTCGCCAGTTTTTGATTTCTGGTTTGGTCCGTGATATCAACACCGAATCGCTTGAGGCGTTTAGCCATATAGTGGCCAATACCTAGCTGGAACATACCGTTCAGCATAGGTTCTGGCCCGATGGCCCTAAACGTTTTGCGATCCTTCGGGACGAAGACAAGGCGACCGGGATGAATCTCCACGGTTACCGAGGTCTGGTCCTGATCCCCAAAGGGGATCCAACCAGGCATTTCCTCTAAACAATCCTTTACGGACGCTGAGAGGTCTCCGCTACAAGCAAACGGTGCACCGAGCTTTTTACGTGCTGATGCACTTCTTTTTGGAATAGTCGTCGTCGATCCAGGACCGAAACGGATGGGCAGATCCGAGAGCAGTGGCACATCTCCCAAAACACGAGCAATTTTACGCTGAGCCTCAAACAATGAGGATTCAACGGACGGCCGGAATTGAATCCGACCGCCTGCCCATGCACGGAAGATGTGGTTGCTCTCGTAGCACAACCGTTCAGCTTCTCTGAATGTCCTAAGTGCTGATATTTCTCGCGCAATGTCATCCCCAAGATCTCTCCTCTTTTGGAAGAGAGCTTGGATTTGCCGAATGCTTAAAGCATCGGATACTGACGTGCGAAGATAATCAATACGAAAGTCAGACAGAGCAAGAAAGTCACCACGATCAATGTAGTCTCGTAGTTCCCGTCTTGTCTCCTGATCCGCGATCCGCGGAAGGAGAATGGACGAAAGTTCTCTGGAAAAACCATTGGTTTCCTCCGAAGAAAGTTCGCTATCCCAGCGTTGTAAACGCATAATGCACTCCTTAATAAAGAGATGTATAGGGCCGCAATTTCTGCGGTTAAAGCGAGATCGATCCGGTGATTAAGTCGGACTGATCAGCGAATCGATCAGCTCGGGGGTCGGGCCGGTCGTCAGCGTGGTGTAGGCCGTAATCTGGCCGTTCAGCACGTTGGCGGCGACTTGACGCACGAGTTGGCGATTCGCGGAGGAAGACCGGCCAGAGAACAACCCGGTAACGATGATCCGCGGAATATGGGCGATCTTCGGCGCGGCGGTATAACCCGCTGCGTTCTGACCGCTTACCGCTTCCATCACCGGGGTGGCGACCTGGACTTCGACTTTAAAGACGCCGGACGGCAACGTTTCGTTGGTGACCATGATGGTACTTTGGGCCTCAACGGGAACGTTTGTAACGTTTTCACGATACAAAGCCACGACTTTCCCCTTCTCTCGGGTAACCGAGACGGGAAGAAAGGTGTGGGCGGCGGCTGCATTGTCGTAAACGACAAGATTTGCAATTGCACTCATAAGGGAGGGCTCCTGTAGTTAAAGAAACAAAAAGCATGTCCGAAGACACGCAAGGAAATGCTCGGTTTAACCCGAGCGTGATCCGAATCGTGAAACGAGGAGTGCCACGGCATTAACCGCATGTCCTACCGATGATATCTTTGCCCAAGGTTTAACCTCAGGTAATGGTATAGACAGCGAGTTGGATACAGTGCGGGAGAACCAGAACTTTTCATGGTGATGGCCCTGTTTATCAGGCTTCGGATTCCACACAGTTATTTGACTGAGTGGAGGATCGAAGTCTAGGGTGACACCGGAGAAGAGTTCACGTTTTCGCTCTGTCGTGACATACGTAGCTGTAATGGACCTAGCCGTTCGAAGGGCATCTAGATAGTTTCCAACTGGAATAAACCAGTCGGCAACGAAACTATAGGGAGTAATCTCCCACGCAATCGCAGCCGTGTCGGTTAGACCGACTAACTGCGGAACGTTGACCTCAGAAAGAATAGCACGCACTTTTTTAGAGTGCTCCATCCTGCGCAGCATGTAAATGCGCAGTCCGCCTGCGACGTCGTAGCATTTAACCTTAGAATCATGAAAAGGTTGACCTGCCGCGTGTCGAACAGCGGAGACTACGTTGACTTGTGGTGATGAGGTCTGATGCGCAAGGAATTTCGCGCAATCCTCTGTGTCCTTCAGCAATGGTAACCAACCATACTGAGACTGAAGCCAGAAATTGGAAGCATTGGTCTTCGGCGGAAGTTTTGCAGCATTCCGCTGAGTACCTGCCACAATACTGGTCCAGGCACGCTGGACATCACCTTTCCGGAGGGATCGGTAAGCTGAGTAGATTCGAGAGGCTGAATCGGTGATCATAGCAATAGCCTTTGGGGCTTCTGCTAGAGCAACGCCGGCGTTAAAGCCGGAGCCTAAGACTCTTTCTCGTAACTTACCCACGAGCGCCAGGTCATCGTTAGAGGACCAGGGTGATGCCCCTGTAATTGGGCAACCACTAAGCGCCTGTGCATACCCTTGCCACACTCGGTTGAATGTGACAAGAGCCCCATGCATCTCGTACCGCG